AATAGCTCAGTTGGTAGAGCATCGGTCTCCAAAACCGAGTGTCGGGAGTTCGAGCCTCTCTTCCCGTGCCGAGATAAAAAGCTGTAACTGAATAAGTTGCAGCTTTTGTCCGTTTATAGGTCGGACAAATTTCGGACAACCAATTTTCATGATGTCAAACCGTACTGCGTTTTCGAATTCGAAAAACGTAGAAAAAAATGTGTTCATCACTTAGAAAAAGCGCATCTATTCAGAGTGTAATTTCGTACACAGAACCCAAGTTACATACCGGTAAAACATGGTATATTGACTTCACGGCATACGATCCGCTGGAACAGAAAATGAAGCGGAAAAAGTATATGCTGGATGGAATACCCAAGCTGACCGACCGTCGCCGTCGGGCAAATGAAATCGTCACCAATCTTAATGTAAAGCTCCGTTCCGGATGGAATCCCTGGGCTAATGTGGAGAACTCCAGGCAATACACCCCGTATATAGATATTATCCAAAGGTATCATATATATTTGGGTAAACTGTATGCAGCTGGCACCATTAAGGAGAATACCCTGAAGGATTATGAGAAGCGCCTGCGAGTATTTGAAGAGTATACAACCAAACATATTCCGGCCATCGTGTATGCGTATCAGATTGACCAGTCTTTCATCTCTGACTTCTTGGATTACGTGCTGCTTGACCGGGATTCATCGGCCAGAACCCGGAATAACTACCGTACTTGGTTGTCTTCACTCTGTAACTGGATGATGGAAAAGCAATACCTGACTCATAATCCGGTTGAGAAGATTCGACAGCTGGCAGAAGAAGAGAAGAAACGTTCTGCCCTGACAGTTTCGGATATTCAGAAGCTCAAGAAGTATCTCCAAAAAGAGAATCCACATTTCCTGTTCTTGTGTCAGTTTGCTTATTACACCTTTATCCGTCCGGATGAAATCTCCAATATCCGATTGGCTGACATCAACCTGAAGGAACAGAAAGTATTTATCGGCTCCAGTATCAGCAAGAACCGGAAGGATGGCATGGTCGGACTGAATGATGCACTGATTAAGTCAATGCTTGACCTGGGTGTCTTTAATTCTCCCGATGATTATTATCTGTTCGGTAAGGGCTTCAAGCCCTCACGTGAGAAGGTGACCACCCGTGTGTACAGGAACTACTTCAATAAGGTCAGAGCAAAGCTGAAGTTTCCGGACAGCTACCAGTTCTACTCTCTGAAGGATACCGGTATCCGTGATTTGGCCAACGCTGAAGGAATCGTCATAGCCCGTGATCAGGCACGTCATGCAGATATTTCTACAACCAACAAGTACCTGAAAGGGGCGGATATGACGGTGCATGAGGAGACTAAACATTTTGAAGGGAACTTTTAAAAATCCGGAGCTGCTTAAAACAGCTTTGGACTATGTTCATTGTTCTGTGAGATAAAAGATACCTTCTGCTATCTTGTCAATGCCTTTTGATGATATTTTATAGTGTATCTCTTTGCAATAATAATTTTTGTTCCGAATAAGAAAAATCTTATTCAGCTCATAAATTCTGTCTGCAATGAATTTGAAATGATATTCCAAGGTTGTATCAATGGATTTTTTACTCTTGTACACTTGGCTGAACAACCCATTATCACCATCTAATATTAATGAATGTGATGGTAATTCCAGTATGGATTGTGAACCGGTCATGGTAGTAGGTTTATTTATGAAATAATTATCATGGCACGACATAGGCATTTTGTCCCAGTACGCTTCTTCGTGCTCTCCTGTACCCTTGTTAAGCGCTACACAGACGCCGTAATATATTCCGACATATAATTTATCAGGAATGTCACCTTTTACATCTGCGTTTCCGTTGATAAGGTCATTGATAGCCTGGCTTTCCGTTTCAGAACGGACTTTTTTTACAGCAGGCCCTATCAGATAATTACTGATTGTCTTGCTGTATATCGAGATGGCATCTACTTGTGCCGGTATGATGTCGAAAGAAGTTTTATTTTGGCTTGTCGTATCACCTGCATCTCTCAGCCTGTCTACGATTTTTAATCCTTTTACGCTTTCATCGTTGATAGTATATTCTGAGACCACGTATTCCAGGTTGTAGTCTGTTGATGTCAGCAGATAGGGGCCTGAAAAATACTGGTCGTAGTTAGTTTTGAAGTCTCTGTACGAATCTTTCTGTTCTATCGTACAGACTTCTCGTATGCCATCTTTTAGTTTGAGGTAGTTGTAATAGTCTTCACTCGGAAGATTGTAAGCTACGTTGTCATACGCATACGAATAACTCGTATCGGTGTCATATACTTTCTCCAGTTCATCCTCTATCACCTCATTGATAAAGATGATACCTGCATTGTCAAAGTACCGGTCTATGTTCACTATATTGTACACTCCATTTATCGAATCAATGGATACAATGCATTTGAAGAATACTTCTATCTGTTCGAGAAATTCGTTGATTGTCCAGTCCGGGAGCAAGTCGCCTGGTTTATTTTCTTTATAAGGATTTGTTACGAAGATACGGCACCAGGTGTCGTTTTGCTCCAGCTCATTATATCCTTTTATGAATCCCAGTTTTTGTAATAAGTTTTCAATGTAGTATAGCAGGTAATACTGTGGAGCAATATTGTTTGCTCGTGTGAACGTAATATCTGCACCTACTTCCACTGTATTTAGCACATTGGTATTCCCGTCATCGTCTATATAACTGATGATTGGCGTATATACGGCCTTGTGTTCAGGATAAGTTCCGAAGAGTGTATTAATAGCCTCGCTGGGTAATATAGACACTTCATCAAAGGCGACTGTCCTTATGCTGCTATCGCCACCTTCATAATTCAACTGTGAGTTGCCGGCTATAATCTGAATCTTCGCTGTATAGGATTCTATTGAAAGTATTACCTCAATGCCATTAATCGCACATAGTCCGTTCACAATCAGCATAGCCTTGCGGTTTTTTATGCGGGTGGTTACATCTAATCGGTTGATATTTTTATATATCTCACGATTGGCAGGGTCTCGCAAGTCTATTTCAATATCATAGGTATACGAGCCAACTCTGGTAAAGTATGGATTTTCTGTGACAAGTTCGAGTTCAAATTCACTCGGTAACTTCACTTCTTTAGAATCGATAAACAGCTGTGTCATGATTTTATTGTTCGTGTAACGTTTTTCTTCATTTTTTCTACTAACTGTTGCGCTTCATTCACGCCCATTTTACCAGTCGCTTTAGTATAAGTAAATATCGGCTCGTTTAATCTTTTGAGAAGTTTCTCCATGCATTTCATATTTTGCAGCATGACTGCCGTTGATTCCTGGCTGGATGATTCGGCTGTGTGATAGTAGTTGTTTGTTGTCAACCTATTTGTAGGTGATAATACGGCTGATACGTCTTTTGCAGTCAGGTTACCGATGGTATTGTTTCGCTGTGCTTGGTCTATCAGGTCAAGAACCGGACGAATGGCTGGATTCTGGACGGCGTAACGGTTGGCCACAAACTCTCCGGCATGGACTATTCCTTTGGGTTCGTCATGTCTTCCGGAGCCGGTGTAGCCACCTTCTTCAAAACCATTTATTACAGCCTTTGCCGTTTGGAAGGCTGCAGTGATTAATGCAATTTCGGCTGCAGCTTTAGCTAGTCCGATGAAACCTAGGGTTGCAATATTTTTCATTTGCGTTTCAGCTATGTATGCAATCATCATTTTTTGAAGGCTGTCCAGGATTATTTCCAAGGTTGCTTTCATGAAGTCACCCAGGGACGTTTCGGAGTCTGTCAGTATTTCTGAGAATGCTTCGCCAAACTGCTGACCTATATTCTGTGCGAATGAAAGCTGCTCTCTTATCTTTCGCTGATTTTCTTCGTAATTCTTACGGGATTTTTCAAGGCTTGCCTGTTGTTTTTTGTCAATAATCTCAGCTTTCTTTTCTTCGGAAATTTCAGAAGAAGAAAGCACCTGGTCGTAATATTTATTCTGAATATCGAGTAGCTGCTGACGGTATTCCTGTTCTGATGAAAGTCCGGCATAATGCTTCTGTGTCACACTTTCAATCTCCAGCTGGTACTGTTTCTCTAGGCGGGTAAAGGCTTCTTCAGATGCTTTGTTGGCTTCTTCTTCGTCCAGCTTGTTGCATTCTTCTTTGTACTTGATTCGTGCTTCGAGAATTTTCTGTTCAATCTGCTGGCGCTTCTCCGGCTCCAGTCCGGCGATGGCCATCATATTCTCGAGGTGACGCATCTCCAGGTCTTCCATGAAACGGGTGTATTCCTGCTGTGTCATCTCGTCGCTGGCCAGATAGGTACGTTTCAAATCGGACAGTTCATCGTAATAACGCTTGTTTTCTGCTGTTACCTGGGGATTTTCTTTGTTTGTTTTGACTGTCTTTTCGTTGGTTGTAATGGTTGTGGTGATACTTGTATTTTTCTCCTCTGGTATGGAGTTGATTATTTTCTTCAGTTCCTTTTGCCGTCTGTCCAGTTCCAGCAAGGACTCAGCTTTTTCTTCTGCCTGGTTATCCAGAGAGTGAAGCAAGGCTTTACGCTGTGATTCGTCTACATCGGTACGGGCTTCGATAATCTTCTTTTGTTCATCATAATACTTGCGGTAAGCTATCACTTCTTTTGATAACTTATCTTCGATGATGGCCAGTTCGGACTCTGCATCCGCTTTCAGTTGCTGACGCTGACGGCCATTCAGGGCATCGATATTTTTGTACCTATCCTCAATGCTTTTATACTTCTCCAGTTCATCCTGAGTACGCTGTAATTCTTCGTTGTACTTTCGCTGTGCTTCTGTAGCTGCGTCTGTATTGGGGATGAGTTTTGTGGATATGTATGTTACAAGGGCAGTGAGTCCGGCAAGAACCAGGCCGGCCGGATTCAGCTTCAGTACTTTATTGAAGCCATTCGTCGATACGGTTGCGACCTTGACTATCAGGTTATACGCTTTTGTGTAGATGGTGGCTGCATTGACCGCAATATTATATGCGGCCAGTGCGGATCCGGAGGCTATCAGTACCGCCTTATATTTTATGCACCAGTCTATCAGGGTAGGGAGGGCCACGATGATTTTTGTTGTCCAGCCGGTAAGCAGGGACAACGACGGGTTAAGCCGCTCCATCAGTTCGATGCCGGCCTCCTTGATGCTGTTGCGGTATTGTGCCATTTTAGCTTCGTTGGTGTCGGAGTTGATGGCTGCCTGTTCCATGGCGATGTTCGTATCCGTGACAGCTTCGGTGTATTGGCGTACTTTATCCGCATTGTCAATCAGGATAGTGGCGGCAGAATAGGCTTCTTCGCCGAACATGGTTTGGATCTGTGCCGCTGTCAGGGACTTTTTGTTCAGGTTCTCGAGTGCGGTCTGCAAGCCTACTACCTTCGGGTTGGTTTCATCCGGTCCGGTCTGCAGTACCAGGAAGAACTTACGGAGTGCGGTACCGGCCGGTTCTGCCTCCAGTCCTTTTTCTGCCAGCATCTGGATGGTACCCTGCAGCTGCTCGATGCTCACCCCAGCACCGGAGGCAGCTACACCCGCATTCTTGATGGATGCAGCCTGAGCGGAAACATCGGCTGCACCTTCTTTGGATCCGGCGGCCAGCACATTCACATAGCGGGCTGCCTGGTCAGCTGATTCTCCGTACATATTAAGGGATACAGTGGTGGCTGTCACGGCATCCTTCAGGTCGATTTTGGCCGCTGCAGCCAGTCGCATGGCTTCGATAGTGACGGCGTTCAGGGCTTCCTTGTCCTTCAGAAGCTCCGGTTTCTTGGAACCAATGAGCATGTATGCCTGAAGAATTTCGTCGGATGACTGACGGATGCGCAGACCGGACTCGTCCATGGTAGTGGACAGTTGCTCGGCCTGTTTTGTAAGCCATTGGATAGATTCATCATCCAGGCCGGTCAAAGCCTTCAGCTCTGCCTGGGAGGATTCCTTGGAGTCGCGGTTGTTGCGAAGGGTATTCAGGGCTATAGACACGCCCGTGATGGTGGCTGCACCCGTCGCCAACAGGCCGCCCCATTTAGCAAAACCGTTGTTGAAGCGGGACAACCATCCTTCTGTCTCCTGTACTTCAGTCTTTATCTTCTGAAGTTCGGCCGTCACCAGTTTGGCCTGCTGCTGGTAGTATTTCCACTCCGCAGAACCTCGCTTAATATGCCCGCTGTTCAGCTGCCGGTTGATGGCTGTCAGGGTGGCACGAAGTTCTTTAGGCGTGGCTTTGTCGAGGTTATTCATTACCTCGGTAAGCGCCGTGGTATCTTTCTTCAGCGTCTTAATCTGGGCCTCCGTTTTCCGAAGCTCGGAAGTGACCTGCTTGATTTTAGATGTATCACCGGCCTGGTAAGCATCTGCCAGCTCCTTTTTTAATCCGGACGCAATCGTTTCCAGATTCTTGAGTTCCTGCTTTGCTTCTTCACCGTTTACTCGTACCTCGACGGTTGCTACCTGGTCTATAGCCATATTATTTCTTGTTTAAGATTACACGAATTTTGTACACTGCAAACAGCACAAAGAGAATAAGCACTACGATGGTGAATACCATGCAGAACTTCTGCCATGGGGTAAGCCTCCTTTCTACTTCTATCGTCTGCACTGATTTTTGAATGATTGTACTGTCTTTTCCTGGAATGAATACCGTATCTGAAGGTACCTTGAAGTCTGCCATCAGGTTACCCATGGAATCCAGTTTGAACCGTAGACGTGCGTTTTCGGACTGTGCCATGTCCAACCAGGAAAGGACGACGCGACCGTTCGAGTCGCATTCCAGCAAGGCTCGGATGGATGCGGAATCAGCCGGGCGGAATACCGGCACCAGTTTGTCATGCACGATGATCTGTGTGTGACTGTCTGAAATAAGGTGCTTCCCGGATTTACATCCGAGAAACACCGAACCACAAATGAGTATGAAAAAAAGAATAATTAGTGGTCTCATAACAATTCCCATCCTTTTTCTACATCTGCCATTACAGCCGGAACACCATTTTCTACCTGAGAAATAGCAGCTGCGAAGGCACACATGGTCGTTTTGTCCTCCACGTTCGGGACGTAGGTTGTCGGTACCTGCATCTCCTGGCATACGCGTGAAATGTAGCCTGATGTGTTGTTCTCTGTCCTGGGTGCCCATCGGCTGATGAAGTCGGCAATCGTCTGGCATCCGTATTTCTGACGGTAGTTCTGCAGCAGCTTGATTAATGCCCGGTAACCATGGGCCATGTCTTCGAATTCTTCGAAGGTCTTGTCTTGTTTTTTAGATGCAGGAACCTCTCCCTGCCAGTCTGTCGCATCTGAGTTGCGGATGTTGCCTGGGTTGTTGTTGCGCAGGCCTCGTGGTAGCTGTTTCATTTTTTCACTCCTTCCTTAATCGTTTTGATAATTTTTTGAGCTTCCTCCGGTGTAGCACATTCCGTAATCCGCATAGCCAAATCAGCTACTTCTGCCGCATGACTCTTTTTCTTCTTAAAGTTTTCTATGACAGACAAGCCTTCGACAATCAGCACGCCAAGTGTGCCGATAACTGCCCCGTATGGTAAGTTGTACCAGGGAAAGCATAGTCCCAGAATGTCAATCATGATAAAGAAAAGAAGCAGCCGGAAATAATCGACGATTTTTGTTCCGGTCTTACGCAGCGGGCGGCTGCATATTCTCTCTCTGTTTGCTCTGGCTGCATCGATACCCGTCCATAAATCCAGCATACAGACGCTGCATATCAGTATCAGGCAGATGAAAATAATAGTCACGCCGGAGCGGATGTCTTGTGTGATAAATCCTACATATCTTTCCATGTTTATTTTGTGTTTTTCTCAAAGGTATTATGTAAGGGAAGGGTGTAAAAAGACAATCCCTGCAATGGATAATTGCAGGAATTTAGACTATACAGAAACTGATTTAGATTATATAAGTGCTTAAAAAGATTTTTAATATCTTTGCGGTACTTTCCTTATGCAGTCCTAATGGGCTAGGGACTTTAAGGTGGGCCCTTTAATTTCTAATTTGATATTCTATGAATAAATTAAAAAGAAGCCTCCTATAGCTGAATCGTTACCGTCGGGCTATATGGTAGGCTAAAATTACCAAGGCGGTTTGGAAGATTATAAAACCTGTGGCAAAATACTATTTTGTCCAGGAAATAAAAGAAAACTGGTAGTCAATCATAGATTGGTTAGCAAACTTCTTATAAAAAGATCAAAGGAGGGTACCAGTCCCTCCTTCTTCATTTAAACTAGTGAATTAAGTGTATTTTGGGGTTAACGAGATTACTCATCTTTTTCTCCACTGCTTTGTCCCATGATATTATGCTCTTTTTTGTGGGGGACCTCAGTAAAATGCATTCTTTTACTAGGCTTTTGATATATTTCTACATCATCATCTTTTCTTAACCAAGCTGGAATATAATTTGGATTTGATATTTTTTCAAACCAATATAAAAAAGATACAGGTTTACCTTTATATGTTTGTACAGGCCCTCTACCTGACCATTTTTTTACATCCACTTCAATAACGGCAGTAATTGCTGTTGGAAATAGTTTGATTAGCATTTTCTCTAGAATTTCAGTATCGTAGCTATCTGGAGCAGCAATAAACATGTTATCTTGTGCATATTTCCACCACTCAAATTTATTCTGCTCAAGGAAAGAAAATAAAGTCAAATTTGCTCCGAAATTTGAGCCGTTGATTTCATTATATATTAATAAAAAAACTTTCATTGAATTCCCTCCTCTTTTTTATGTTCATTTGTATCATATAAGTATTGAGATTCAGGAAGTCGTAGGTTTGCTTCTGTACCTCGCTCACCAAATATTTTTATAACGGCTTGATCATTGTTAAATTTCTCGGAATATAATTGCATAGGGTTTTCATTATATGATCGAGTATAAAAATGCAAATACACACATATTAGGATTGGTAAACCGATGACCATTACAGCTAGTCCACATCCTAATAAGATATAACTGAAAATAGTATTAGTTGTTATTAAGGCAAATGATATTAAAACCACACCTAATAAAAAAACAGCAATAATAGGTAATTTTAATCCGTTTAGAATGTTGCTTTTTTCATTTTGTACGGAAGCTTTATTCATTATAGATGCAAAATTCTCAAACATATTTTTAGCTTTTATGCAAAAGTAGTGATATATTCTTATCATAACAATATCTGTAAATTAAATTATATTGGTTCGTTTAATTATCCATTGGTTTACAAATCTATTGTCTTAATTAATGCTTTTTAGAAACTTACCGAGTTATTTTATATACCCTAATGCTACACATAAATTATAAAGCATAGTTCCTAATGCTTTATTAGATTCTGGCTTTAAGTGTGTGCCATCGTAAAGAAGGGATTGCGGGCATTCTCCAGCAGCCATTTTCTCTAAATCATCTTCAGTTGGTTCTATTCCGGCATCATATATCATATTAGTGCTCATATACTCCCTTATGTTAAAGAATTTGTTTCCAAATGTATTTCTCATAAGTGCCTCATATTGTTCTCCGTTTTCTTTGTTCAATTTGTGCAATCCAACAACGATAAATTTTTTATTAGAGACTTTATTAGCCGCCATTATTTGTTTATCAACTAAATCTTGCCAGTTTGAGTAAGTTCCGTCATTTGCACCCATCCATATAATGGTTATTTCAGATTTTCCCATTTCTCTACCAGTGTTGAAATAGACTGGTGTATTCTTTGGTATTGTTATATCTCTATCTCCAGCCTCATTCCTTTTTATATACCATTTTCCTTTTGAATATCCTGAGCCTTGTTGATAGTTCATGGTACATTTAATACCATTTATATAGCATGGGTTAACAACTCTACTTTGTTGTCCTGAATCATTTTCAGCTCCTTGAAGTAATAAGGCAACAACCGTATTGTATTTCTGTGTCTTAATTGTGATATTACCCCCATCTGTATCCATGACAAGTGTCGGTGTCATATCAGCTTTAAGCACCCAATCATCTTGGAATTTTACACAGTCTGACCCCTGACGTGCCATGATACTTGCCGATGTCTCTCCTCCTACACCCCAATTCCTAACCTTATAATTAGAAGATCCAAGTAATTCTTGTAAGGTATTTTCATACCATCCAAATCTTGAAGCTCCCATAGTTAAAGAATCTCCAAGACAATCTACATATTTTATACCTAAGCTTATATCTATATAATCTTTTGTATTAGCAATATCAAGCAGCAACATATCATCAGCATCTGCAGGAACAGAACAAGTAGATATGAGAGTTACATTTTCTGGTACTTTAATATAAAAATCAATAGTAGCCTGCGTGGCTCCTTCATAATCACTGCCATAAAAGTCTTTAATAGTATAAATGCTGACCAAATTACTGGCTTTTGCTTCTCCTTTGTATAAGGCATAGCAAGCGACTCCATTAGTTCCTCTTGTAGCCCCTTTTATTTTATACTCTTGTCCTTCTTTTACAGAATATTCTCTAATTACATAAGCTGGATTCTCAACATAATTTCCTGATGAATTTAGATATTTAGAAAGTATCTCATTTGATGGGTTAATTAGATTTCCTCCAACTGTAATCTTTGACAACAAAGATTCTAAATTATCCGTCTGAACTATATTTTTAATTTCATCTACTTTATATAAAAACAGAGAATTTCCATTAGTGTTAGTGATATATGCTTTGTCTACACCCAATGGTACAGTAAAGAAATAATCTATATTAATGGTACTACCTGGAGCTGATATATCTATCTCATTAGTATTAAGAACAGTTTTAATAAATTTATCACCTTTCCAGAATGATAAAGTAGCAGTACCTGGAACTCCTGAATATGTTCCAAGTATTCTATATTTATTTCCAGGAGTTAATGAATAGTAATCTGCAAGGTAACTTACATGCTCAATAATTTGCCCACTTGTGTTGATATACCCTTGACTGTATCCATCTTTTTGAATCTTGGCATTTGTTGCTAATCTATACTTAATATCATCAACATCACTGATAATGTCTCCAATCCCATCTGTATATACTTCTGCATTTAAAGTTTGCCATGATACAGCTAAATATCCATCATATCCTTGAATGATTTCGTCAACAACAACGCGTCCGTTAATATCTTTAGAATATAGATACAAAAGTTCTGATAGCTCTTTGTCATTATATTTTCCGTAAACTCCAAATGTTGTTGTTCCTTCAAGTGTTCCTTTTACTCTGTATTTCCTATTAGAAGATAATTTATATACGTATATGTTATTACCACCTGCATCTAATACATTACCAGTTCCTTGATAAACATATTTTCCTTCTAATATATCATTAGGTGATAAATAATGGAACTCTGCTGATAAATAAGTAGCAATTTGCGGATTTGAACTCAACGTGTAAGCGTTGGATGTCAATGAAAAATACTCTTTATTATTAGTTCCAGTTCCAGGTTCTAATTGCTGCCAATCAATCAAAAAATAGAAAGTTACTCCTTCTTCAGTAGTTTTTTTAATAATATTATTGTCAGCATCAGCAACTCTTGGAGGATTCTCTAAAATAAGGTTATATTCGTTTTCTCCTACTTTTACAACGATATATCCACGAGCATCACCAGTACTTCCGCCTTGTCTATGTATATTCTTTATGTAGGTGCTGCCTCTATTTGCCCCTATGACATATATTTCTTTAATTAAAGAATTTAATGCTTCATTTTTTGTATAATTTCTTTTTGATAGCTCGGTAAGTTTATCATCCCGCTCTTTCAGTTCTTCATCGGTTTGAGTTTTGTCATAGTAATCTTGCTCGAGCTTGTTTATGTGTTCCAGCATTGCCGTGCCTACACGGGTGGCTGTGTTCTGTTTGTTTGTTTTTTCGTCGCGGATCTGGATGGCCAGTTGCTTTAATTCTTCGAATGTTTTTGTTGCCATAATTCTGAGTTTTTTACGAAGTAAACTTACCGAGTTAGATTTCAAAAAGACATTGTTTTATTTACGCTTGTGCGTTCCGTATAAACGTGATTTGAGAGTGGTGCTGCGCTTATGGTTTGCTTCCTCGATTTTATCGACAAGCAAACCGCAGAACTCTTCTCCGTACATGTAGGCCATCTGTTCCTTCAGTACCATGATGGATGCAAAGTAGGGCCGAGAAAACCATTCTCGAGGTTTACGCGGATTGCCGGATGTATAGTATCCACCAGGCTTAGGACCAACTTTGCGAGGCACATTTAACCCGTGTTCCTCACGATAAACCGGGTTTAATATCTCTAAGTCTCCGCCGTTACCTTTGGTATATCCGTTACCGACACCCATGTCCTGGTATATGCCGTACTCCAGAAACTTGTGCTGAATGGTGGATACTGAGTCGGTGGCAGATATGACGTTATCGCGTATCTGCTGGTGAAGCGAGTAAGTATTAATGACGTGCAGCCTCTCAATCTTTTCACGCCAGATATTCACCATCATTTCTGCCCAGGCTTCCTGATATTTTCTGCGGTCTTCATCGGTAGCCGCCGGCCTGTTTGTGTCTGTATTAGCCATTCCACTCGTCCTCCTTATAACATAAATCTGTAGGTTCGGTCAGTTCGACCATAAAGTATAAGCCGGTGCATCCGGAAATAAAGTATTCGCCCAGTTCACGGGTGTAGATGCGGGATACATTCAGGAAGGATAAGTCCAGCTCTTCGTAGATGTATTTGTCACGGATCATTCGGGAGTGGAACTGTCGGAAGAGTTGCCGGCAGATGTCCAGCTTTGCCGCACGTTCGGTCATGTCGTCGTAGCGGTAACGAATCAGGAGGAATACCGTGAAGGTGCGCTTCTTGAACCAGCCACCTCCGATTTGTTCGGTGGCTGCGTCGTTGGTATCATCGACGCAGACGAAAGCGGATTGTTTCCGGAAATTGTCGAGCACATCCTGGAGTGAATTGATTCCGCTGCAGGAACATGGAAAGAATGAGTTGGCTTTGGCCAGCTTGTTCTTCTCGGTCAGTTCTTTAAAGTAGGCATGGCCGTCAAAGAATTTACTTGTGTCCATTTTGTTTTGATTTTAGAATTTGAATATCGTGTGCTTTGGCATCCAGCTCGGTCAGGGCCCGCCAGCAGTCCATCTGCAGGACTTCCTTCTCTTTCGTCACGTCACCGCCGGTCAGTGCCCGGATCTGGGCGTTCATCGCGTCCATCAGGTCGGGCAGTTCCGGCTGATCAGCGTCGGCCCTCTGGTGGAACGGCTGAAAGAAATGGGGAAAAAGGGAAGCGAAGTACAGTTTGATGCTTCCCCACCAGAGGAATACGGAAACCAGTTCGTATTCTTTGATGCGGGAAAAGGCGGCTTTCAGTGAACCTTTGACACCCGGCTTCTTCTTGTAGAGGAAGCCATACAGGGCTTTGAGCTGGGATACGTCCTGCGAATACAGGTAGCCCTGGTAGTGGTTTTCACAACAAAGGTAATCTTCGAAACTCAGGCCGTGTAGCATTGCATCGATGGCATACCGACCGCCTATCCTGTCCAGCCGGACGGGATAAGCGTTGGGCTCGGAGATGAAATCAATCTGCCGGAGGAAACTGCGCACCTGCCAGTCCTGAAGGATGAACCTCAGTTTCTTGTGCCAGTTCAGGCGGAAGGTGCAGAGCCATCCTCCTTTCACTCGCTTCCGGACACGGATTCCGGTGAAGCGCATGAAAACGTAAGTCTTAGCCTTGACCGGAGAAAACAGGGTGATGACCAGGAATACGTAACGAAGCTGCTTCTGGTTGAGCTGCTGCCAGGAAGTGGGGAACCGGAAGTCGAGGATTCTACCCCCAAAAGTATGTGGAATCATCTTTTTCATTCTGATAAGTCTGGAAATGTTTGACTTTGTAGGCCTCGGAGTCCTTGTAGCTGGTGAATACCTCTACTTTGGATTCCGCGTAGTTCTCGATGCGTTCCAGCATGCTCTTTGCTGCCGGCCAGTTCTTTGCGATGCAGAAGCCGATGAATTTGCACATGTAGTCGGCCATGGCAGACTCTTCTTTGGTGAACGCATTGTGCCGGGCCTGTTCGAGGATGTGGTCGAAGAACTCGGCCGACACGTGCTGCCGTATCTTTTCTTCTGCCTGATACATCTTTGTCCGGAACTCGAGCAGCTTGGAACGATGTACATCTGCTGAAGGAAAATCAACGTACATCTTCAGTTGTTTGGCTGTATACATCAGGTTCGGGATGTTGATACGGGCCTGTGCCGTATCTGCCCAGCTGGTACCGACCAGCAGCTCCAGGCATCGGTCGTAGGTATCTTCGGCTGCGTTGGTGACTTGCTGCAGCAGGTTCTTCACTCTGTCGGCTGAAGCCGGGGCCAGATTCTGGTTGGATACCACACCGAAGCCGGTGGGGGTCAGTATCAGGTCGAGTTGTGGTATCTGCTCCTGATAGGTACGCAGACAAACCAGCTTTGTGACCGCCTGCTCGAGTCCGGGAACAGTATCTAATTTGTCTGCCATGTCACCCAGCAGCACACAGTTGATGCTTTGAAGCGTGTCGTCCAGGTGAGGAGCAATCATATCATACACCTCTGCCGTGGAATTGGTGGCAGAGGAACAAATCTTCTCGAAAATCTCTTGTGAAAATGTGATAGCCATATTGATTCGTTTTAGGATTTGTTTTCAAGGTCTGAAGCTGTTTTCTGTTTGGCATCGGTGTTCTGGTCAAGGGTGGTGAGCAATACCATGGGCACATCCGGATACACCTTCTCACTCCATCCGTTGTACTCGATGACGATGTTATGCGGGATGTTCATCAGGTCGTGGAAAGGAATCTCCAGTGCCTGCTTGAGCGTGAACAGCTCGCGCTTGTCTGAACCGGAGTTGTTACTCTGTCCCTTGCCCGGTGTGGCACCTACCAGGTTGGGATGGATGTTGTCGCCGTAGCAGGTGATGTTACTGGCTTCCTGGATGTCTTCGCTCCAGTCGCCGCCTTCCTTGCCGGTTTCTACCACATTGATACGTACCATCCGGACCTCACGGCCATTCGGGTCGATGTAGTATCCGGTAATCCAAACCTTGCCGCTGTTTTCGATTCCGGAAACAAAGTTCTTGATGTTTTCCTTCTCCTTTTTGATACGCTCCATCTTCTTTAGCGGGTCGGTGATGTGTTCTTCCGCACAGATGTTACTCCAATAGTCTTTGTGTACTTCGACCTGGTACTTTACGCTGGCATGGTTGCGGAGCTTCGCTTTCTTGCCTTTCCCAATCAGTCGCTTGATGTCGTACCAGTCACCCCGGAAAATGCTGGTGTAGTAGGGGATGGGGTAATACTGGAAGCCGGGTGTGGGGAAGCGCACAAGAATAGCGAATTTACGGTCTTCAGTACGTACTCTTGTTTCGCCATCGCACCCAGGTTCACGCCCCATGAGCACCATCAGGTCGCCCAGCGGGTCGCGTGGATCCAGCAGACGGATGACTTCGTAGTCTTCCGGACGGAGCGAAGCGTTTTCGCGGAAATTGGCATAAATCACGTGATTGATTTTGCCCCTTCTGGCCTGTTGAAAACGGCAGTAGCAGGCCTCTTTGTGAATGAGCCGGTTGATTCTTTTGCCGTCCCTGGAAAGAATGATGACCGACACACAGAAAAAGAAATACTTCATGTCTGTAGCCTGCTCGAGCTGGAATAGCGGCAGGCTGTTGTGAATCAGCCAGCGTTTGATTTCGGGATGGGTTGTCGGCTGTTTGGTGTCTACGTCCATGTACTTCAGTCCGGCACCGTAACAGGTGATGACGTTGAACAGCTTGTTCTGGCTCATTACTTCGTCGATGCCTATCATCTTGATGATATTAAACGGAAGCTGGTTGTCTTCACCGAAATTGACATACGCCATGCCTTTCCGGCCGGGAACAGGCGTAGTCTTTACATTTGCATCTTCATCGAATACCAGGCTGCTGTCTTCTACGGAAGCCATTTCGGTGGCCACGTTGGAAACCTCGATGTCGAATATCTCACCAGGCATGAAGTCGCCGTCGTATTGCAGGATTGTCTTGTCCATATTAAAGGTAAATTGTCATGTTGTTAATTTCGAAAAGGGATATGTCGCGGAAGGAACGAATTAAGCCGGATGCCGGAAGGCGAACCCGATGGAGCCCCTGTCGCCAGTGCGAGCTGACGCACACCGCGCCTTTGTATTCCAGAATGTCACCTGTGCTGAGTTTCCAGAGCTTCAGGTTGCAGGGCTGCCCGGACTCGAGCAGCCTTAATGCGTCTTTGATATGTATTACGTTCATAGGCTTTAATTGTATGTGTCATCGAATGAGTCGTCGAAAATGTCCGGAAGCAGACGGAGCCGCTGCTGGTACCGGGATGCGAAGATGTAGGAAACAGTGAAAGCAAACAGTCCGTCGTCTTCATCGCTCCGGCTGGTATTGCTTTCGGTGATGGTTATCGGAATGTCTCCGGATTCATCCATCAGCCAGACTTCGGTAGCCCTTGCCACATCGTCGGCCAGGTTGAACATGCCTTCGGGGATGTAGCCTGTATTGAGTGTGTGCTTGCGCTGCTCGTCTACGTAATAGTTCTTGTATTGCCCGGCGAAGTAAGCTGCACTCCGGGTCAGTTCCGGCTCTACCGTATCTCCGCCCACAAAGTAGAATGTTTCGACGCATCCGAACGAGTTCCGGAACTTCAGGCCGACGGATTCCGGTTCGTCCTGGTCTACGCGGAAAGTCTGCTTCCGGGCGCCGGCCAGGATGGTGTACCGCAACAGCCGGTAGCCGGACTGGGTAAATCGGGAAGGGGATACGTCTATGGAGCGGATACCGTAGTCGGCCACATTGCCCAGTGAACGCGTGGATTTGAGAAGCTGGTTCTGGTCGTTGACGAAGATACATTCTGCCGTTACTGGAATAGTCGTGCTACCTGAAGACAAACTTCCGGTAGTAAGGTAGAGGGTTTCCGTGCGGTTGAAAGAGGTTATTTTGTCACGCCCGGCCAAGGTCGTCAGGAAATAGTTCGTCACGAAATCTACTCCACTGCAGGGGATGATGGGACGGCATAACAGCACCGTGAAGGTCTTGCTGATGGTGGTTTCACTGGAAGCGGATACCTCGTAGCTGAACTGAAGCATCGGTGAACCGATAAGGTAAGGCTCCATGAGGGAAAACAAATCAAGAATGTGTATTTGGTTGTTGGCATCCTGAGTATAGGTTTCTTGCAGAATGACCGTATTTGCTTGCTTCAGCACAAAGGTTACCCTTTTGTCTGCGCTGATTGTGAAGTTGTCCAGCTGTGAGGACAGGATGAAATCGGGTATATCTTGTGGAATAGTGAGCATAATTTTTTGTTTTTCTCAAAGATACCCAGCTCCGGAAAGGGGTAAAAAGACAAAAGGTGCAGCGTCCTCACGACGCCACACCTCAATATAAATGTAGAAAAAATGTAATCATCTAAAAACTTACAGTCTATCTGCGCTGCATCATCCATGCCGGCCGGCCATCGGGACCGATGGTGAGTTTGTAATTTAACTCTACCAGGGTAGCGGCAATCTGGTTGATGCTGATTTCTGCCATATCTGACAGCTCATCCTGAATTTGTTGGGATGTTTTGTAGATAACACTGTCACTCTCCTTGTCTACCGGAAGATATTCCTGAAAGTAGCGGAGAAGGATATATTTGTCGAATTTGATTTTATCGGTTGCCATGTTCTGCCTCCTTTCTGTCGTTTAAAGCGCGTTGAATTAAATTACTGAGCTGCTCCATTTCGGGACGAGTGCAGCATAGTTTTTCACTTCCGTACATAAGAATACTATACTGTTCGAACAGTACCGCTTCCTCTTCGTATGCCTGGTATTTATCGACACGGAATATAGGTTGCTGTGAAGAGTCGGTCATCGCAAACCTCCTTTCTTGCAAAGTAAAATGGAACAAGCAAACCAGCAGAGGCAGGCAATGGCGGCCAGCCAATGGGTGAATACGGAACAGGTTAGGATACAGAAAGAAGCCAGTGCCTGGGAAATGAGCACAGTCTGGCGGTTGGAAACTTTCTCTTCCATGATGGAGGAGAACAATACATTTTCACGGTTAAGCCATAATGATATATGGCTTTGTTTTGCCTGGTTTGCAGGTAGGGCAATTTGATTTTTCATTTTTGTACGACATTTAAAATGAAACAATATTTTGATAAAGTACGGGAAGAGAACAAGAAAAGTTCCGCTCCCCGTTGTCGTACACCTGAATCAGGCAGTGGGTCCATTAAGACTCCACACGGGACGGAACTTATACGATATAGTAAACCACAAGGCATAAAAAATGCCCGCAGCATAAAAATGGCGAGCCATCTCGCCTGATTCAAATGTACGACATCGCAAATGTATGTTTTTGTTTTGAAATAGCAAAAGAAAAAGCAGAAACTTTTTTGAGGTTTCCGCTTTTTATAGAGCCTTTCAATCATTTCTCAGTACTTCCGAAGAAGTACTCCAGTACTACATAGGGAGTACTCCAGTACTTTCAGGGAAGTACTGCGGTACTGGTTAAGGAGTACTGAGTGTGATTAATTTTTCTTGTTATTCATAAATAGCAAAGCGTATCAATGAAATTAAAGATAGCCTAAAGTCTTATTGCTCTTGTTTCAGTTTCTCTAATCTCTTTTCATATTTTAGTTTGTTTGATTCTGAAAGTTTATTTTTTAGAGCATATTCAAGCATCCTTGTTTCATTTGATTTGTCATTTAACTTCCGATAGCATTGGATGATTCTGTCAGTTAAGTTTAAAACAAACTTATCTTTATTGAAGTAAAAAAGATAAAGGTCAAGTGCTTCTTTATATTTTCCTTCCTTTTGGAGAGAATACGCTTTGTCCAGTTCTCCTTTTTCATTCTGTTTGTTGATGTAATATTCTACAGATTTTAGCCGTGATTCATATTCAGGAATGTATTCTTCTTTGCCTTCGTCTTTACATACTGCAATAATCTGCTGTATCAATTCTTTTTCTTTATCATAGGCTTTCATTTTACGATAGCAAAAGCAAGCCTGGTGTAAAGAATACAGTCCAGATTCATTCGCTGCGCATGACAAAAATATCTCAACGGCTTTTTCAGGCTCACTATATTTTAATTTTTCAGCAAGATCCAAATCGGGGTTGGTTTCATGGGCAAGACTACGCTCGGTAGTAATCTTGATAGTTACTCCATTGCCTATGTATTGCCCTTCTTTAGATGTCATCTTCTGAACTTTTAAGTCATCGTCCGGAACACGTGCATCAAAAGGCAGAAAAGCGTTGGCATATATAAATGGTACATCGTCATTGGTTACTTTAGATACGATACATTTATATATTTTGTCCTTATATGCAAAGAAGCACATGGAATACTTTTTCTCTACATAACCAATATGATGCCCATCGGAAGTTAATACCATCATTGCAAATGAGTCATAATCATTATATGCTTCATGAATCAAAGTAAGTTCATCACCTACTCGAACATTTCTTGCTGCATTAATATCGGCTTGAGAGCGATAGGATGTACCCTTCACTGCAAAATTCACTTTTTTTGCAGTGGAAGGTATTTCTTTAGCTTTTTGCGTATTAGATGCATGATTTAATTGTGTTCTGTTATTGTCATAATTTGAAGTATTGCTACTTATCGTTCCATTGGATTTGTTATTTGAAGAGTCGTTCGATTTTTTCAAATAAGCGATAAATATAAATCCAGCTAAAAATATTATAAGGATAAATCCAATCATACTTGTTTATGTCTCAAAATAAATTCTGTTGTTGTGGCTCCTTGGTAGATTCTTTATATTTCTTAATCATGCCGAGCATCAGTTCATCTCTTTCTATGCCCTGGTTGATTGCTTCAATCATCTGCGGAGTCGTGTTCTTATCTTTCAAGTCCTTCTTGTTCTGACGAAGCTGGCCGCTTGCCCGGGTGTTTAATGATTCAAGTACGATAGATTCTGTAGTGAATTTTAGTTTCCGGTAGGGAGTTGCGCTGGCGTTAATCAGGTCTTCGAGCATTTGGAAGAATTCGTCTTTCTCTCCGCTCTTGAATTTGTTCATCAGGTAATCTGATACTACCACTACGTCAAGATCTTTGTCGAAGTTCGTGGTTCTGGCATATCCGCCCACATTACCCAGCAACTGCATGAAGATGTCCAGCCTTCCTGCCATTCCTGGAGAGATAAAGATTTCACGATTGTAGAATGTCAATTCTCCACTGTCCATAAAGGTCTTGAACCACAAAGCGTCGTAGGTCAAGTTTACATTTTCTTTTTTGATAGCCATATTCTTAGTGTTTAGTTATTTCGTTCATGATTTCGCATAATTCTTTCTCGTAAATGAGCCGGATGTTCTTTCCTTTGGCATTGAGCTCTTCAATCTTCTTGAGTTTAGACGGGCCGGCACCTTCTCCGACAATGACAATGTTTGTCTTGCCTGATATTGTCGTATTTATGTCTGCACCGAATGATTTTAGGATAGAACCGAGTTCATCACGGTCAGGGTAGGCGCAAAAGATGCCTGTAATCACTACTTTTTTCTGGAAGAAAATCGTATCCTTATTTTCTACGTCTTCTTCGGATAAAGGCATCAGGGTGTCATGGTCGTACTTGCGTGCTTCCTTATTTGCCATTACTTCCTTCAGGTCGTAATGTGCAAGGTCTTTCGCCAGGTGTCCCTGGTAGCAAAGGTAAAGCTTTGCACAGGCTTCCGCATCAGCCAGTGCGTCGTGATGGTTGACAAGCTGGATACCGTTTTCTTCACAGCATACTTTCAGACCTTTGCCGTACAGTTCGAGTGTATCGACGTAGTGGTTTAGGTCAATGCCGGTCAGGCCATAGTATTCCATACAGCTTCTGAAGACGTTGATGTCTGTGGAATTGTTGTGACATACAATCGGAAGATCTTCGATGAAGGATTTTAGTAAAGGGAACAATTCGGAGAAGGTGGGGGCATCGGCTACCATCTCATCCGTCAGGCCGTGTACATGGGTGTTACGTTCAGTCCTGGAGTCTGGTATCGGTTTGATAAGTGAGTAGAACTTCTGACTGATAACCCCGTTGTGGACTCTTACAAGACCTATGGCGCATGCACTGGTCAGTTCCGGTGTCATGGTTTCAAAGTCTATTGCGACAAAATCTTGTGTTTCCATTTGTGTCTATTAAATTTGTTATAAAAATAATAGTCCAAATGTAATAAAATGTTGAGAGGAGGGCAAAAAATAAGCGGAAACTTTTGGGGGAGTTTCCGCTGGGAGGGATATAGTGACTGGTATCTTTTTTGTGCTAATCTGTAGCTTTTCCGTTAGATTTTACGGCTTGAATCAATGATGTAACTTTAGATAATAAATCTAAGTCATCATAGACTAATTTTTCAGTTTTGATTTTATGTGAGCCTGTTATGTAAGGGACTTTGGCTGAATGCTTGTCTATATAGTCTATAATCGTTTTTTGGATTTCTGGTTTGTCATTATATTCTTTGATTAACAGATAGACGGATAAAATATCTTGTCTTTCCCTTTTTATTGCTTCATAATATCTATATTCCTCCATTAGGATACGATATTGTTTGAGGAAAAAGAAAGCTATGTATTCGATAAAAAAAAGTATACCAAAACGAGGTAAATATTCTATCAGCTTTATACCAATAAAATCACTAATACTAAATGTTGGTTCATCAGATATTTTAAAAGCATAATTGTTAAGAAAGAAAAATATTACAACTCCAAGAATAGAAATAACACAACCGACAAATAAATATGTTCTAGATTGAGAAAATAATCTATCTGCGTTGGTTTTGCTTTCAATAATATTGTTAATTAATATTTTTTGAGTGTTCAATTCTTTATCATAAATTAGAAATCTGAAAAAATCACCATCTAAACTATTGCCATGCTTTAAATATTTTTCTCTCAAATATTCTAAAGGGAATCTAGAAAAAATGAGTTTAAAAAGGAATGGTATTAGGAATGATAAAATAATTGTAATTGATAAATATGTAATATTATTAGATGGGCTTTTAGGAACAAATATATAATATGAGACAACACCCATAAGTATCCATATATACATTTCTACTAATCCAAGAAATGATATTCTTTTTTTATTTATATTTTCTTTATCAATATCAGTCTTATCCATTTATAAACCTTATGTTTCTTGTGCTAAATAATACAATTTTAAATAAAAATATAAGCAAGAGGAATAATCTGTGAATTAACTGCTATTTATAAAACTACTCTGTAAATATAGTTGGGGTTAAGTCTTAAATCAAACAATAATTTGTTGTTTAAGGTTTATGTAATAATAACTGAGTTAAAGAGAAGCTTTTCGTTAATTTCTTTTTACTCCCAAATCTTCCCCTGTAGTTCTATTGATTTTTTCTTGTATCCTTGTAAAATGAATGGAAATTTTAAGTAGAAATAGGTAGAACCCAAAGTTGCTAAGGGTGAATAATTTCTTTTTGCAAAATTCTTGTACCAATTCTTCACTTAAAGGCAAACTTATAGCTTTGTCGAAGAAAACAATAGAATCATTCTTTAGGCCACAACCTTTAGGTAAAAATAAGGCTTGAG